TATCGATGTAAGCTTAGTCGTTGACTTGGCATTTTTCGCACGCTTTCCATCAGTTACAATAGTAACATCACGATTTCCAATAAAGATATTGAAAGATCCAATCTGCGCTGTAACTTCAGTGGGGGCCGGAACTGGAGTATCGACAGTATCCGTACCTTCTTCGGCAATACTACGTAATGTTCGAGTTAAAGTACTTTCCTCGCTTTCGGGTTTAACAGCCCAGCGAGAACGGCGTGGTCCGGCAAATTGAAAATTTGAGGCGCCACCAACTTCAACCATGACATCAGTAACGTTGGAAACGGAGGGAGGTGAAACAAGTGGGTTTACAACTGTCATCACGAGACGACCGGTGGTATGATTTCTTAAGTCAGTACCACCATGACACAACATCCAGGCACGAGTAGACACATATGGGACAACGAATTTGAAACTGGAGGATTGGGAAAGATCAAAGACTTCAGTGTAATTGAAGCCAGGCATTGAAGTAAAATTATAATCATCAGCAATCTTAGAGAAGGGAATGAAAGTGACCTGAACACGACCTGTGTGAAACTTAGTTTTTACAAAATGAAAGGTAAACTCAATATCTCCTCTCCAATGGGTAAAGAAACCCTGGGCAAACCACAAGTGTGGTCCAGTAGTGTACCCTTGAGTAGGAGACACTTCATTGCGGAGCAGAGATGGGCCCACATAGGTTTGGTACAAAATAGTATCAGACACTTGAGACATATTCCATGTAATACGATTGATGAGTGCGGTTTTCTGCACAAGATGAGACAAAGCAAGCTCATCATGATCACAACCAGCAAACGAGTCAAATGTTTCCAATTCATTGGCAGCACTTAGAGCTAGCTTGCGGCTTGTATCAATACCATCATAATTCATAGAATAAGGATTAGGTATCTGTTTCATGTATGCGGGAACTGCTTGTGAAGTGGGTTTTGAAAATCCAAATAAAGAAGCTACGGAAAGAGCAGATTCAGCCATCCATTCGACAGGTTTGGTAAGAGTAGAGAGAGCAGGGGCAATAGAACTTGCACCTTTAGCGAATTTACTAACAGAAGAAAGCATAGTTGAGATACCACTTTGCTCATGTTGTTTCATTTCACCACCAATTTGGGCTTCAATTGGTGAAGTTCCATGATCACGAAAACGATCATCGTTGTTTTCAAGGAATGCTTCAACATGTTCTGAACCAATTTGAGCATGGACAGTAGAAATACGAGCGGCAGTAGGGAACATCACCTCGGGTTCAACGAATTGAGCCCAAATAGTGTAACCTACAAAAGAAGCATCAGCAGAAACTAATGGCGAAACTACGGACAAATATACAGTACCAAATGAACCTTGACCAGTAACTAAATTATAGAAAATGTGAGGAGCAATATAAGGAAGGGTATATTCAAGAGCTGAACCTTCAGCCAAATTAAGTTTTACATTTGCACAGCCTGAACGACCAGTGATGGTCTCATTAACTTTACTTACATGAACTGGCATATACGGAGCATACGGAATATGATGTAACATCACCATACCTTGCTGCAATGGTTGAGAGTTAAATTGAACAAAAATTTTAATTGAAGCGCGAAGACCAACAAAACCAGCAAGCTTTTCAGCATACATAGCTTTAGCAATCATCGCATCGGGAAAATCTAAAGTGAACAAAGTTGAATTAATTGCATCAGTGGTGTTCCACTGTCCGCTGCCTAGTACAACGGGACGTTTCAAAAAGTCAGAAATGTCATGAGATTGGCGTTCGCCAATCAAAGATGACATATCAGCAGCCACTTTTGTGGCTCCTTCATAAGCATTGGTTGAAGTAGTACCATCATCACGAATGGTGACGGTGTCGGAAATGGTTGTAGACAAAGAAGAAATTGGGGTTTCAATGTTAAAATTTGCAGCAAGTCGGGTATCTTTCTTCGGGCATGACTTAATGCTACCGAAGGCATTCCTGTTCGCCTGGATTTAGAGAGGGCTGCTCTCAGCGCATCCTGGCTGGTAAATGTAAAAACATAACGCTGTTAACTCAGTAGCTCGAAAGAAAATATTTTATACAGGAAAGAGGTTGCCTATTTTCAATCTGATCACACTAAGTCCTTTTGCACTCTACATATCGTTAAGATAGGTGTAGTACGATTCAATGCAAGGAATTGGATTCCCCTGCTTCTCATGGGCATTGCAGATTTTGCGAGTATACTCGTCAAACTCTGCTTTACCAATCAAAGCAAGTTCCTTGCACACGTCTTGTACGGTAGTCAATTCAATTTGAACTGTGTCAACAACATTGTTGCGACGAGTCCAATTCAGAGATTCGAGACGGGAAGCAATGGTCGATGGGCAAGAAATTCGATTCAGATAAGAGTTAAAGTGGAAATATCTTTGAAGAAAGGTAACATCAGTGAGTTCACGGTGTTCAACAACAGCAGCTCCTTTAGCTTCATCGGTATAGTCCATACCAATTTTGGCATAACCACGAGAAGCAACAACTTGGTTGAAATGAGGAGCAATGAAATCAGAAATATTAACAACATTATCATCACCATATGAACACATATTTACATTTTCATTATATATGGACATTTTACGAAATTCCTTAGGAACTTCCATAAGATAAACACAACGCATGGAAATAGCATTATAAATGGAGTTGACAATAGCAGTAATAGGACAACCAGATGGAATACTGTGCGTCCACTGATAAACGTTTCCGCGACACAAATGGACTGAATGAACAATAGAATTCCACAAAACAGCACGAACCAGTTGGTTTTCTTCGGAATCGGAATACCATCTGTTGATGATGTCAAGAACTCCCCACAAAATTTTGGCAATGAGAGTACCATCATAATTTGAGAAATCACCAGCATAACACTTATCACCAACTTTAGATAAAAGTTTACCAAGTACATGCCATTCAGAAGAAAAAGGGTTAATACCAACAGC